AAGCTAAGTTAGCTGTGTTATTAATGTTGGATACTCCACCGCCTACAAACGACGTGGAAGGAGTAGGCAGTAAGCTAAGTCCACATTTATATTGGGTATACAATTAAATTCGGGCAGTTGCCCGAAAGTCAACGGGGTGGTGTAATGCCACCCCCACAACTAGTATCGATGGAGATTACTATGACCCCCGAAGCAAAGGTTAAAAAAGTTGTCACTAAACAACTAAAAGAATTAGGTGCGTATTATTTCTACCCTGCCACTGGCGGCTACGGCAAGAGCGGTGTGCCTGACATAGTAGGGTGTTACAAAGGGTTCTTCTTTGGGTTCGAGTGCAAAGCTGGCAAGAACACAGCCACGCCCCTGCAAAAAAAGAACCTCGCGGAGATCAATGCCGCAGATGGTTTGGACCTGATAGTTAATGAAGAGAACATGCACGACGTTTCAGAAATATTAGAAGACGAAGCGAACCATCGTAACTTTTCAAACATATACTAACACAAGTGGCTAAGCTGTGAGAGGCCCGTGACATAGTACAACATCCACAGCAATATGGGCAAAGACAACTCCACCCAAGACACTCTTCTTTGTGACTATATCGGAGAAACCACGAGACGGTTAGCCCCTGCGTTCGCGCGTGGGGCACCTAACAAATGAGGAGGAGTACAATGGAGAACGGAAAGCTAAACCCGTTTCAAGAGAGCGAACTGAAATACCTGAGACAACAGGTAGACAGGTTACAAGAAGAAGAAAACCGCAGGGACGCTCACTTCAATGCAAAACGTGACCTATGGGTTGCGCGTGACGAGTTAAATAATTTTGTGCAAGAAATGCGAAAAGCAGGAGTGAACATATGAATAAAGTAGACCTTATGGGCGTGAAGGATAAGAACGCGTTTAGCGCGGCCCTAAAAACAACCAAGCCTGGTGACAGTATAAGATATCACACTGGGTACTACGCAGGGGGATTGTTTAAACACGATGCCCTTATGGCGGCAGAAGCGAGATTGGTAAACCTCGTGCAGAAGAAGTTAGGTGCAGGGCTGTTCCAATACATAGCACAACGCACCAAGAAGCGTTTTAACAAGTAACCAAGGAGAACGACATGGTTAAGAAAATAAAGCACGGCAAGAAGCAAGAAGCCGTATGGTCTTACAAAGTTGACCACCCACTAGCCTCGGCAAGCGAAGTTGCGAAGGCCACCAAAACATCCTACGGGTACGTGTACAAACTGTTCCAAAAGATCAGCACCCCGAAAGAAGTGTTTGAAGCGGAAGCCACCAGCTCCCCGAGGCCACGTTCACACTCACGTGGTAGTATCTTAGACACAGCCAAAGAGTATGTGACTAAGGACCGAGCGGCTGACCATGGTGACATGGAAGATAACTTTCAGCGCATTGCCGCCTATTGGAACACACACCTTGGGTTAATAAGTTACATCAAGGACACTGATGTTGCCGTTATGATGACCTTGCTGAAGGTAGCGCGTATCCATTCAAACACTACAAATGCTGACAACTGGATCGACGCCGCAGGTTACATGGCATGTGGTGGTGAGTTAGCTGGTAAAGACTGATGGACCTTATAACCTTAGACTTTGAAACATTTTACGACAAAGATTATTCTCTGCGTAAGATGACAACAGAAGCCTACGTCCGTGATCCTCGTTTTGAGGTGATCGGCGTGGCTGTAAGAGTAAACAACGGAGAAACGGAGTGGGCTAGTGGCACGCATGAACAGATTAAAAAGTACCTCAAGACCTTCGACTGGGGCAAAGCTATGTTACTTTGTCATAATACTATGTTTGATGGTGCCATTCTTAATTGGCGTTTTGATATTCGTCCTCGCATGTATACCGATACTTTGTGTATTGCCCGTGCCCTTCATGGGACTGAAGCTCGCGCAAATCTCGGGGCGTTATCTGAAAGGTACGATATCGGCGTTAAAGGGACAGAAGTCTTGGACGCACTTGGAAAGCGGCGTGGAGATTTTGGACCCGAAGAACTAGGTGCGTACGGGGACTACTGTATCAATGACGTGATCCTAACCTATAAGTTGTTTAGTATTATGGCACGTAAGTTCCCTAAGTCGGAGCTACAGTTGATCGACCTCACCCTGCGTATGTACACTGAGCCTACGTTAGAGTTGGACGACGCCCTGTTAACCTCACACCTCGACGACATCAAAGAGCGTAAGAGTAAGCTGTTAGTAGATGCAGGTGTGACGGACAAGAAAGAGCTTATGTCTAACCCCAAGTTCGCTGAGTTGCTAAAGGGGTTTGGTGTTGAGCCACCTATGAAGATTAGCCTGACGACAGACAAGGAGACGTTCGCGTTTGCCAAGTCAGACGAAGGGTTCAAAGCATTACTCGACCATGAGAACGAGAAGGTACAATCTCTAGTAGCTGCACGCCTTGGCAGTAAAAGTACCTTGGAAGAAACGCGGACGCAAAGGTTCATAGACATCTCTGCGCGTGGCCTTCTACCCGTACCTGTAAGATATTATGCAGCACACACTGGACGGTGGGGCGGGGACGATAAGATCAACCTGCAAAACCTACCTAGCCGTGGGCCGAACGGTAAGAAACTAAAGAGTAGCATTGTGGCTCCCGAAGGGTATTCTCTGATCGACTGTGACAGTTCGCAGATTGAAGCGCGTGTGTTGGCATGGCTGGCAGGGCAAGATGATCTGACTAGCGCCTTCGCCAAGGGTGACGATGTGTATAAGCACATGGCGTCCAGTATATATAACGTGCCAGTAGATGGGGTGAGCAAGGACCAAAGGTTCGTGGGTAAGACTACAATTCTCGGTGCTGGCTACGGTATGGGTGCGGTCAAGTTCCAACTACAGTTGCAAGGTATGGGTGTATACATAGAGCTTGAAGAAGCGCGACGTATCATTGACATCTACCGCAGTACCAACGGAGCTATTAGTCAGTTATGGCGTGACGCCAACAACATGGTGCAGTACATGGCCCGTGGCGATAGCGTACAGTTTGGCAAGTCAGGTGTCTTGCAAGTAGATGCACGCAAGAACGCCATCATGTTACCTTCTGGTCTACCCATGTTCTATCATGGCCTAGCCGCAGAGAAATCCGAACGTGGCTACGAGTACACCTACCGAACCCGCAAAGGGCCGAACAGAATATACGGTGGTAAAGTTGTCGAGAACGTGTGCCAAGCTGTTGCACGTTGTATCATAGGGCACCAAATGATACTCCTTGCTAAGAAGTACAAGGCTGTGCTAACTGTACATGATTCAATAATCACATGTGTACGCGACGAAGAACTAGATGAAGCACAAGCGTACATGGAAGAGTGCATGAGCCAGACGCCCGATTGGGCTGAAGGATTACCTATAACCTGTGAGAGTGGCACGGGTAAATCATATGGAGAATGTGAATGAGTACGATAGAAATCACCTGTACTGAAGCAGAGTTTTACGAAGTTATGTGCGAGAGCGCTTTAGGGCGTGATTGGTTGCGCTGGCACAAAAAGAACCCCGACTTTTTTACCCTGTTTGAACGGTTTACCGCAGATGCAATAAGCCGAGGACATAAGAATTTAAGCGGTTGGTTGATAACCAACAGAGTGCGTTGGGAGACTAGCGTAGTAACTAGAGGCAACGAGTATAAAATTTCTAATAACTTCATTGCATTGTTTGCGCGGTTATACATGGTACGGCACCAACAGTACGTAGGGTTCTTTAGAACAAAACGTATGAAACGCCTTACGCGTGATGTGTTTAACTCAGAAAGTTCTGTTGATGACTAAAGTATCGCCATGGTCTTTCAGTAAGATCAAAGCATTTGAGCAATGTCCTAAGCAGTTCTACCATGAGAAGATACTCAAGGAGTTTCCGTTTAAACAGACTGAAGCTATCTTGTATGGCTCCGCGTTCCATAAGATGGCCGAGGACTTCATAGGTGCGGACGTACCTGTGCCTAAGAAGTTTGCCTTCGCAGAGAAGGGACTGGTATCGCTGAAGAACCGCAAGGGCAAAAAGCTATGCGAGATAAAGCTGGGTGTAACAGAGAACCTAGAAGTCACAGACTTCTA